CTGTTTACAGCCAACTCTGCAAATCCTGAAACTTCCGAGGTTCCACCAGTTTTCCAGGCAGCATTAGTTCCCCTTAGCAGTGTCTCGCGTCCGGCTTCCCCTGCCTTAGCTAACACTTGTTGCGGGTCCATATCTGCACCAAGGTGGTATTTATCATGCAACATTGTAAATTCCACCAAAGTCTCAAACCACGGAGAAAGTGCACAGTTCTCTAACTGGCCAATGGTCCGGGTAATCTCTGCATAAGGGTTCCATTCTCTTGACTTGAATCGAAGACGCTCATAGCCGAGCATTGAACCAAGTGTCCGGTAGGTGCTTGAGATACCACCAAAGATACCCCGTTTATGAATCCGTTGAAGATAAGAAAGCACCTCTTCCTCATGCATTTGTTTTGAAGCGTTCGCTTCCATTCCGAAATAACTGAAAGCTTCGGAAACCGACTCGGCGGATACACCCATGCCATCAATGACAAAGTCATCGCCTTGTACAGCGATACCTTCAACTTTGTACATCCCAAGTTCCTCGGCATAATAGTGCACTGTTAAGTTGATCAGACTATCTAAGAGGTTGGTACCTCCAGATCCGCTCTTCATAGAAGACGGTTGGTCAAGGAAAACTTTAACGGGTGTTAATAACCTGGTATGATAAGCTAGTGAATTACACAACCCCTCAACTAACCTACCTGCATCCTTGACCCAAGGTCCAATGACGTTACCCATATCTTTGATAAACCACGGAGGTATCGTAGCATCAAAAGAGGAGAGATCCCCTGCTAGTACGGCCCGACCATGCGAAAATGCATACTCGAGTATTACCTGCATCGCCTGATCATTATAAGGAAGATCCCTCCATGCGACGAAAATATAGTTATCTGCTTGTGATTTCACACCTCTTAATGCTTCCATTAAGTTGTAACTGAACATCTTCCACAGAATTGGTTCGGCTTTCTCAAGCCCAATAACTAATCGGACCTTCGCCCAGTACTCCCCTGATTGGGTGAGTCTGTTAAACGTCATTGCCATCCAAGAAACAATTCTGTTATTCTCGTACTCGGAAATGGCATATCTAGCACGTGCTGTTATGTACTTAAATGCCTTGCGAACTTCGGCCATCTTTTCTTTTGGTATACCCGGTGAAGGATACCAATGAGATAAGTTAAAGGGTGGGCCGGAGTTAGTGGATGTGTCCATACCTTCAGAATCAATAGCGAAGGGATTTCTCTCTCGCTTTGATCCTAAGATGGCTCGCTCCATTGTAACCACTTCAACAGTGTCGTTGGTTAATAGTGATCTGGTTCGCTCTAATGCTCTCGCATAGGCATGCAGATCCAATTTTCCCGATGATGGTTTATCGGAATAGACTGATGTGACTTTCTCAAGGTCGTGGTCTGGCACAAAACCCAGATGTCTGGATTGTGAGGAAATCTTCTTTCTCTGTGCCATTTCGAAAGGTATCAAAACTTCGGCGAGGCGTTCATCTTTCACCGATACCATACTAAACCTTTCATCCCACTCATCAACCACTTCACTACGAGGTATAGGAACTGATACACCCTTGGAATTTACTCTTCGGAAAATGAGACTCCTATAATCCTCGCTATTACCTTCAAGTTGCCGAGTCTGCCACCCTCTAAACCTGGCGTATGATTTAGAATCGGCAATCATACCTTCGCTACTAGCGAAGGATAAGACTTTGGCAAATTGATCGCTATTGCCATTGGACTTAGAACGTGGTGAGCGTTCTTTTGCCACGGCATTACCTGCCATAGCTGCTCCTCCTGTCGTATCTAATAA